GTATAAGTGAACGTCTTCTCGCTGGGCAGATCAAGGATAGCCTTCACTCGGTTGTAATAATCATCCACCGAGCCTTGTCCTGCGATGAATTGATCCGTCAGATTATTGATCGCCACCGCCGTATCCGCCGATTGGCTGTCAATGATTCCCATCGCCTCGCCCGTCTTGATCAGCATGTCGAATTCGGCCGTCGTCAACCCGTCCGCGCTCAATTTTGCTTGCAGCAAACTGAACACGATCCGCTTGCTGGCATCCTCATGGGCCTTCGCCACATCCTCGATCTTCCCGGTTATCTCATCCAGATCAGTTTTCAGGCCTTCCAGTTCGGTTTTTTGGGCATCCGTCAGGTATTGTTTGCCTTCCAGTACGGAGATCTCGCCGCGCAAATCCGCCGCCTGTCCTTGTAGGTCCTGCATGGTGGACTGGAAATCCCGGTTTTCATCGGTCAGGTCCATGGTCAGCCCCAGCAGGCTGGCATATTGATCCGATAATTTCTTCACCGCATCTGCCGCCTTCTCGATATCGGCCGGGTCGGGAACGGTCGGATCGGGAATGGCGTTTGCATCTAATTTATCCTGCTTCAAACCTTTCATCACCGCACTGATCCCCCGGATGGCTTCCCGGACTTGGCCATAAAGCGGGATATACATTTGCCAATGTTGTTTGTCTTCATTATCCGATTCCCTCCAGAGAGCTCCAATCCGGATGAGCGTCGTCAATGGCTCAATCACGCCATCCGCTATCGCCATCTTGAATGTTGTGAAGGTATCCTTCCATTGATCCATGGCCACTTTATATTTTTGCGCCTTTTGATATGCCTCTTCGGTGACCACCATGCCATCCTCGATGGCTGCCATGTATTGATCGATCCCACTGCTGCCTTGCTCCAATAATCTCAGCATCTCCGGCCCGGCCGAGCGTCCGAAAACATCGATGGATTTCTTGGCCCGGTTGGCCGGGTCCGGGATGGCCATGATCTGATCGGCCATCTGCTTGAGCCATTCCACGCTCGGTTGGTAGCCCTGGCGGATGGCAAATTCCATTCCGTTCGTTAGCGTCTGCTGCGAGACGAACAGATCATCGCTGGCCTCGATCAACCGGCTGGTAGTCTCGATATCGTCCCCGGTCAGACGCGCTAATTCATGCGCGGCATCTGCCCTCTGCACATAGACGCCGACAGTCTCATTGATTACCTTGGCCGCCTCGGCTGCCACCTGCTTATAAACCCCCATGGCCGAATTGAGCTCTGTCCAGGCCATTTTGGATGTCTGGGTAACTGCGCCGAGACCAGTCAGGGCCTGCTGCGCTTGCTTGGAACCCTGCTGGGCCCCACTGGCATCAATGATTACTTTTCCGTATGCGCTGCCTAATTCGATAGCCATATTTACCTACCAGACTCCACTGCTTGGGATCTTGATCGTGCGGGTCGGGATTCCGCTCGGGTGGCGATAGCCTGCCCCATGCGGGCCCGCAGTTCCTTTATGGTCTGCAATCCAACGCCTGCCAAAGATCAACGCCGCCTCATCCAGCATCCAGGCCGCCAACCGGCTTTTTATCTCCAGCAGGTGGCTTGGCCTTGTCCCGTAGGCGTCGGCCATCAGATATAGGTGTACCAGGCTTGTTTCCCTTCGGCAGAAAGGGGACCAACCGGAGAACCTCCGCGTTCATCCGGTTGAAAATCTCCAAGCGGTCCAGGTTACTGAGTTCGGTCACGGCGATATGTTGAGCGTCCGCCTTGGCTGCCACGGCCGGTTCCACCAGACACAACGCCGTCAAGTGATTGATCAGCGGCCCAAATTGGGTGAAGATTTGCGTCATGGTGAGCTCCGCGCCCGCCTGCGCCTGCATGGCGATCTCCAGGAGCGGGTTGGGTAGTTCGCCATTCATGGCCGCATCCAGCATGTTGACCTTGCGCACCTTCACCTCGAGTCCGCTCGGCAACGTAATCTGCTCGATCCGGCTCTTTCTCCATTCATCCAGTTTCATATTTCACTCTCCTTCAACACTTCCCATCCCCCCATTGGGTACGGTGGTCGAGTAGGCATTCGGTGGTCGAGTAGACGATGTTCTTCCGTCATATCGAGACCCCGCCGTATCGAGACCATCGAAACCCAAATGGGGGTATATCGACTCCGCCGATAATGGGCTTATGATCCCGAGCCTCCCTCGGCATCCGGCAGGTCGGCGGCCGTCTCGTTCTGCACGAACTCGTAGGCCTTCCCGGAACTGTCTGCCACGCCGATCCCGTTGCAACTCGTGATGAAGAATTTGCCATATTCGAACCGGCCCTCCATGGCCTTCGTCAACTTGGCCTTGTAGATCTTGCAATGGACATCGTCGTCACCCTCGCCCAGGCTCTTTCCGTAGATGCGGATATAGGGGAAGGACTTCGGGTTATCGCCGGTCAACGTCTTGGTCTGGTTGGGTGTGGAGCCCACACTCGAAACCGTCCGGCCGGTCAGCAGGGCATAAGCCTCCAGGCTGATCCCGCCCCCTCCCAGGCTCCAATCCACTCCGATGCTTTGCGTCGCCACGGCCGCGATCTTGCCACCGCCCGCCAATTCCTCGGAGATCACCCGCTCCGAGAATGACAATACCTGCGGAGTTGGCAGGTCCACCTGCACCGTATTGGCCAGGTTGGTCAATTTCACTTCATTCAAGCTAAAGGGCTTATCGCCAAAGTTAGTCATCTTTCACCTCCGAAAGATTTTGTTTGCCTCTCCTGCGCTGTTTTATGGGCGCTGGAGAGAGAAGGACCGCATCAACTGCGGGTTGTTTCGGCAATTGTCCGCCGAATCGTTGCATGATTTTCGCCAACGGGACGCCCAGCAGCCGCCCCAATTCCGCAAGCTCCGACCGATCCGCCTCGACGATCGTGAATTCGTCTCCGGGGCTGGTCAGCAAATCGGCCGCCATGGCCACCGGCGTCTCGGCGATATAATGGTTTTCCGGGCCCCATACCACCTCGCCCATTTGCCTGATCACTACTCTCGGTCCGTTGAATTTCAATTTCATATCAATCTCCTTTTTCTCCCTTCCCCTATTTCCGTTTTTGAAATGGGGGAAGGGTTGGGGATGGGCAGCCTAACTTCCTTCATCCTCTGCCTCCTCCATCATTTTCCGTACCGCCCAGAAGCGTGCCACGCCCAGGCTGCATTCCAGGCCGTCATCACGCGCATCCTCCACCTGGTCGGCAAAATTCATCTGCCACATTCCTCTCCTCGGCTTCGATCCGTTCAGCAACGCCACCGTCCGCCTCATCGCCGATCCGATGACTTCCGTCCCGGCCCGCTGGTAGAAATAGATTTGGATCGTCGTCCGAGCCGAGTCGATGTAGGGCCCGGTCGGCACCGTCGTCGGCGCCTTGACCAATGCGCATGGCAGGATCTCGCTCACCTCATCGAAGGCCCCCGGCATCTCCTGCCGGGTGATCTCCACGCCGGTATGGATCCCGCCGGTCAGCAGTTCCGCCAGTGTCTCATCTATCTCCATCGCCGCGCGTATATCGTCCTGCAAACTCATTTCATCCTCGCATCGATCTCTTCCTGGCTGCCATCGATCCAGGCTGCCAATGCCTGAGCCGTTGGTCTCTCCATTAGGCTGCTGTCCAGATCCACGCCCAAATCGCTCGCATATTGGTCCATGGCCGGGAATCCCTGCCCCGTCCGCACCCATTGGCTCAGGTTGTCGCCAAAAGCCGCTAAGTCTTGTACCGCCGTCTTGAAGCATAGACAGTTTGGATGCAAGGGCAACTCGATATCGCCTTTCGGATAGACTCCATCTCCATTCTCGCCGCCATCTGCCGCATCATCGCATTCATCCGATCCCGGATGGCTTGGCGATAGATTGATCTTCTCTTGCTCGATCCAGGGCATCTGGGCCATCTGTTGGTCGTTCGCCAGGTGATGCACTCGCTGGATTTCCGTACGCGCCAGCCGCAGCGCATTGTAGGATACGTCCTGGCTGCGCCCGGCCGCATCCTGGACCAGTCCGGTCCGCGCCCCGCTGGCGATATCCGCCTTGGTCAGGCCATATATCCTGGTCTTGGTCCATCTCGGCAGGTCGGCGTCTGCCCCCAAATACTGCTCCAGGTTCTTCGCAACATCCCAGGCGCTCTGCTGTTCCGTCAATCCCTGCATGATCACCCGGTTGATCCCGTCCCGCGTCTCCCGGTCCAGTTTCCAGATGCGCGCCGAGAGACCCAATCCCTCGACCCTCCAGTCGTCCGCCGCCTGTAAGATCGCCCGCAACTGCGGCTTATATACTGAATCCTTCACCGCCTCCCTTAACTGTCCCCCTATCTGCGTAGCAGATGGGGGGACGCGCCCGCCAGGGCGCAGGGGGGCTTTCTCCGCCACCGGCCTCACCAACTTCTCGTGATACACCGCCAGCACCCCAAACGGCAGACTGGCCGCCTCCTGGCGTGTCTTCTCCATCAACCGCATCCATCCGGCAAACGTATCGCTCCAGGCCAGCATCAAGTCTGACTGCGCCAGGAACGCCTTCGTCCCATCGAATTTCCCCTCCGCCCCGCCCGCCTCCAGGATCATTGCTCGCGACTGCCGCGTAAATTCCAGCATCCGCCGGTGCGTCTCGCCCGTGAACCAGAGTTGCATCCGCATCAGCGCCGCCTGCTGTGCCTTATAGAGCTGGTCCAGCCGCAATTTCATCACATCCATGCTTCACGTCTCCTATTCACCATTTCCCATTCACCATTCACTTTCATGCCAACCCTCCCCGCATCTGCTGCATGATCGCCGCCATCTGCTCGGCATCATTGCCTGTACCGGTTTCGTCCCCGGCCAGGTCCGCCAGGTCCACCCCCGGTAGGAACTTCGCCAGGATGCCCTTCACCACCGGCTCCGGCACGTTCAGGATGCGCAGCCGCATGGCCGCATCCGCAATGTCCCGGATGTCCATCGCCTTGGCCAGTTGCTTCGAGCGCCATTCTAGCGTATATTTCACCGAAGCGGGGAGAATCCCCTTCAGCAGCCATTGACGTTCCAGCAGCGGGCGCAGGATCTCCTCGTTCACCCATTTGCGCAGCTCGTCCAGCGTCTCGTCGTATTCTTCCTTTTTCTCACCCAGTACGTCCCGGTTCAGGCCCTGGCCATAGGCGATCAATTCCATCGGCGTCTCACCGGCCGTAAACATCGTCGCAATGTGGTGCTCCACGTCGCCGATCAACGGTAGGGTGGCGTCCCCTTCGTGCACCTCGAGGGTGCCTTTCTTATTGAAAAAATAATGGCTGACCGCCGCAAAGGGATTATCCAGCGCCGGTTTATTCTCGGCCTTGTAAGCCTTCAGGTCGCCCTCGCCCGCCCCTTCCACCACGTGCGCCACGATCCGCCCGGCGCCCACCTTGCGCCGCACGGCAATGTCCAGTTCGCCTTCCTCCACCCGTTTGAAAGCCGCCGTCGCCGCCGCGAACATCGGCGAGCCGTACCGTTCGCCCTCATCGTGCTCCCAGCGGGCATGGATGATCTCCCAATCGGCAAACCAGGTCGCCCCGGCGGGGGCTTCCTGCGAATAGATGCTCTCCCCCATCCAGTAAGCCTTCTCCGGGTTATCGAACTCGTCCGCCTGATTGCTGGCCCGGTGGGTATGCAGCGTCGGTTTTCGGCTGATATCCATGATCTCCAGGGTTTCGTTGATCACCACTTGCAAGAACAGGTCGCCATCTCGCGCCGCCAGGCGCACGTAATCATCCAGGCGGCCGTCCAGCGCCAGCCGCATTTCGAGATCCATGGCAATCCGCAAGGCTTCCTCGTTTTCCGTACGGAGTACGAACCCGCCCCGCACGATATCCCTGGCCATGGCCCGGTGGGTCTTCTTCACCCGTGGGTCCGTCCGGTACATGCGCCGGCAGGTCTCCACGATCCGCCTGCGTTCGGTTTCGGCCTTGAAGCGCGCCGCCAGGCTGGTCATGTCGGCCGGGGCAATGGCCAGATTGCTGCTCACCTGCCCCTCAGCCGCCTGGCTCCGCTTGAATAATGTTCGGATGGTCGCTCTAATGTCCATAGGATTGCTGTATCAATTTCTCCAGTTCGGGCAGGTTGCGCTCGAGCGTGGATAGGATGATGGCATATCGTCCGCCGTTGGATAACTCCAAATACTTGCCGTAAAAAACGGTGTGTGCCAGCGTAATGATCAAGGTATTCTCATCGCCCTGTACCACCGCCGTATCGCTCATCAATGCCTTTGCGTCCCCCTCCACCTCGCCCTGCACCATCCCCATCCCGAACCCATCCACCGCAAAGAACAATCCAGACCTGGCCGCCCCCGTCCGATCCTCCCAGCCGGCGCTTAATCTGGCGTCATCCTGGTTCTTCTGTCCCCAGGCGTTGGCCGCCGCATACAGCGCCACCCGGCAGCGCAATTCATAAGCCCCGATTGCCTCTGCCAGTTTCTCCGGCGGCACGACCCATTCAAATCCCGTTTTCATTCGATCACTTCCACTTCTGCCTGTGTCCCGGCATCCCGGTTGGGGCGGATGAATCGCACCCGGTATACGTTGCCAGCGATATTGAAACGATCATCCACCGCAATATCCAGATCCGGCGCTCCGCACACGATGATCCCCGCCCGCATCTCCCGGCTGGCTTCCCCGCGTGCCATGCTATGGCTCGAAAGCCCGGCAATCCGCACAGATTGCGCCGCCAGCGTCGTCTCGCCGCGGTGGATCACAATACTTGCCTCCCGGTCCTCGAGAATGGACTGAAAATCTTTCTGCATCTGCGCCCGGTCGCCATCGTTTAACATTTGCTCAGACACTCCCTTACCACCGAGATGAATTTATCAGGGTTGAAAGATTTGCCGATGTTCAATCGTTTCCATTCCGCCACATCCGCCCTTTCGCTCCTGCCAGCCTCGATCACCTCATCCACATTCATCCGGAACAAATCCAATGGATAGGTATAATGCTTCCGGTAGAGTTGATAATTTCGAACATAATTCCTGGAATTATGGGGAACTCCCTCACACCCGTACATGATGATCGCCTTGCCTGCCGCCAAACCCAGGTAGGCCAGTGTATTGATCGCGATGAGGATATCGGCATTCCCGATTGCTTCGAGCGCTGAAGCAGTATTCAACTCGTGATTTGAAATATCGTCATAATGGATGCGCGTCCCTTTCCGCCTCTCCAATCCATATAATTCCGGGCCTCCCATGCATCGGAAGACAATCGAATCAAAGTGATCCTGGTTTTCCACGATCCAGTTTTCCGCTCTTCGCATGATTTCATGATCTTCCGGCATTGATAATTTCTTCGTGCTCATCAGGGCATGCGCCGGTCCGAAAAGCAATCGTTTTCCGGCCGCCGGTTGGAAAGATCTCACTTCACATAGCGGGAATCCGCAAATTTCAACCCGATAGGGATATCCATAAGCCAGCATGCCCATTTTTGCGCCCTCGGATACCACGAAATTGCACTGGACCGGCAAGGCTTTACGGATACCATCCCAAATCCAATAGGAATAGGGTGTATGTGGATAGATAAAACCCGGTCTGGAGCGCAAAAACTGGGCGATTCTTTCTCTTTCAACTCTGCGCTCGTAGTCATAGAATAGGCAATCGGCTTGCTCCAGCTCCTCTACCGGCTCGAATCCGGCTGCCTGGAGAGCTTGCTCGTATCTCGCAAAGTTATCCTTGTTTCGATAGGCGAAATATTTCTTAGCCATAGATAGACCCGCAATAACCCTGGATGGCTGCCGCCGCCCGCGTCGCCGAGCAGCCCAAATAAGGAAATAAATCTTTTACCGCCTTCTCGCGTGCCTCCTGATATTTCATCGGGTCCTGGAGGGTCGCCTCGATGGCTCCGATCAATTCCTCCGGCCCCTCCACCTGCGACCCAATGTCCACGTAGAGCCAGAACCGGATGCCAAAGTTCTTATTTTTGCGGAACTGCGGCGCATTCATAATGACTACCGGCTTACCGGTCGTTAGAAACTCATACATCGTCGAGCTGCAATCATTGACATAGATATCTGCCCGCCGCATCACTTCCCGAAAATCCCTGACCACTTCAATACCATTTTCTTCATATTCATTCGCCAGCAGATCGATGATCTTTGGGTGGCCATGCCCGATCAATTTGAAATCCGCTTGCCTGGCCAACTCTGGCAGAACTTTCCGGTAATGCTCGAATGCACTCCCCGCCTCCGGCTCGATATGCGCCCCATTCCAATGGAATGAAATACATACCACCGGCTTTCCCCTTTTCTTTCTCCCCTCTCCATTTGCTGTTTGCCTGTCCCCGTATTTTGGGGATGCAAATGGGGAGGGGTTGGGGGTGAGGCCCCACTCATCCAGCTTCGGACATCCCACAACCACTTGCGCCGCATGCGGCAGGCTCTTCGCCGTCTTCGCCCGGATATATTCATTGGGAGATAGGAATAATTTCACCCGCCGTCGCAATCCCAAGCCCCCCGCATATCCCGAATGGTTGATACCGAATACCAAACCAACGCCATGCTCCATCAGGATCAGTCGCCGCTGTGGTCGCGCCTTCTGTGCCAGCATCATGTCATGATAGGCGCAGGTCACTAGCGGCGATCCTCCCGGCGGCGCCACCGCCAACGGGTCGCTTTCGACTGGCTTGAGCGCCATGACGTCTTGAATATCCTGGCTCAAGGCATACTCATAAAGACAATCTGGCACATAGAATTTCCCCCGCCAATCCATCACCTTCCAGACCGGCGCCAGGTGATCCACAAAATGCGTCCGCCGTGCGAAGAAATCCGCTGGAACTGCATGCCGCTCAGCCATCGCTTTGTCCTATGGCGCTTCCATTATAGGCATCCACCGCCGCAAGATATTCTTTTTCCACGGCGGACAGGCGCGCCTCGATGGCTGCCGTCTGGCCCGTTTTGTCCACCGACTCGGCCCCGATTGAATATCGCCATCCATCCAGCGCCACCGCGTTCGCCTGCATCTTCAGCGCCAGCGCCGCCGCCTTCAATAGCACGATCCGGCTCTCATCTTCGGTCATATCCGCGTAAGTGCTCTCTGTATAATCTCCTTCATCCTCTGTCAGCGCCCAACCCGCTTTGTACTCGATAGACCTTGTCAAAGTATAGGTCGGCGTGGGATCGAATGTGATCTTTCTGCCCGCAATGATATATTTCTCGCTCCAATTCGTCGGCGCCGGGATCAAACCCTGTGCCGTATTGATGATTCCATTCGAACTATTCAACCTGTCCAGCTTGATCATCCTCAAGAAATCCATTGGAAGATCATAATTGCCCGTCCCGGCCAGGACCTCCAGCGTGGAAATCTTCACCCGTCCACACCGGTTGCTAAAGTCCCGCGACGCATCCAGGACGCAGCGCTCGTATTGTGAAGCCGTCGGCGCATTATTTCGCGCCGGTACGTCTTCTTCCAACTGCTGCATCAAATCAGCCAGCGCAATTCCTCCCACCGGCGTTGGAGTTGGGGTGATGGGAATGATGGGAGTGATCGCAGCGCCAAATGGATTTGTCATGCCGCCACCTCCGAATCATAGAAGGTTTCATAGCCTGCCCGGATCACTTTGATGTAATATCGTCTGGCGAGAACCAGATTATTGAACGTGACGAATCCGGATGCGTCCGTGATCTGGCTGTCCATAATTCCGGTGTATGCATCGGTTGGATATAATTCGCAGATTGCACCTAGAACAGGTAAGCTGGAAGTAACATCAGTTACGGGATAATCGGTAATGGCTGCTGATCCGCCATCTCCACCTGAACTCCATACCCCGGATCCATGCGATCCCGAAAGCTGGTCATCGATCTCCTCGACCGTAGGAGCATCACCGGCAGAAATGCCATCTATCTGATCACTGATCGTCTTGAGTGTGTCTCCATCGGCGCCGGATTGCGCTGCGGTCTTGGCTGCATCATAAATGCTGGTCAAGATCATGGGCGATCCAACCGCGGCGGGCGAAGCAGGAATTTTATCCGTCTTGGCCTTGATCGCTGCTATCTCCGTATCCAGGTAACCAGCAATGGTGCCCAACTGAGTATCGATGCTCGTATCATCCGCCGGAGCCGCAGGCAGGTTGTCGGTCTTGGCTTTGATGGCTGCGATTTCTGTGTCCAGGTAACCCGCAATGGTGCCTAACTGAGTGTCAATGCTCGTGTCGTCCGCCGGAGCCGCAGGCAGGTTGTCGGTCTTGGCTTTGATCGCCGTGATGTTGGCATTGGCTGGAGCCGTGTAATCAGCCGAGGCCAGCCTGGTTGCAATCGCCGCCTCCAGCAAACTCTCGTCCGCTGGATCGCTCGGGAGATTATCCGTCTTGGCCTTGATGGCTGCTATTTCTGTGTCCAGGTAATCATCTATCGCAGTCAATTGCGTGTCCAGGTTCGCGCTTGCCAAACCAACCGCCGCACGAACTCCTGCCGCATCCAGCCCACTCCCGCCTCCCGAAAGTGCATTAGCATCCACCTGATTGGCGATTGTAAATATTAACTGGTCAGTCTTGGCCTTGATCGCCGCAATTTCGGTATCTACCGCGGCCAGGATAGCCGCTACCTCCGTGTCCAGGTAACCCGCAATGGTGCCTAACTGAGTATCGATGCTCGTGTCGTCCGCCGGAGCCGCGGGCAGATTATCGGTCTTGGCCTTGATCGCCGCCGTATCGGTCTTTACGGCCGGGAGATCGGTACCGTGGATATCGTCCAGGATGCCGTCAACCGTGGCCAGATCCGTAGCGGTGGCCAGGGGCGATGTCGCCGCCGTGATGGCCGCTTCTATCAGACTCTCATCCGCCGGGTCGCTTGGCAGATTGTCAGTCTTCACTTTGATCGCCGCAACTTCGGTGTCTACCGCGGCCAGAATAGCCGCTACCTCCGTGTCCAGGTAACCTGCAATGGTGCCCAACTGAGTGTCAATGCTCGTATCATCCGCCGGAGCCGCAGGCAGGTTGTCGGTCTTCGCCTTGATCGCATCCACCACTCCATCCACCGTGGTCACCAGCGCGGCCAGGTCGCCAGCCGTTTGGGATGTTTCGTTCACCTTGGCTGTATTGACATCGACTAAATCTGTTCCTAAAATCATGGCATCAAAAATAATTGCTGGTAAAATCATAAATTCATGGAACACGGGGCAATGTGTAGCAACGTCGTTCAGGGATAGCATCGCCCGCCCCAGGTAGTTCACGTCTGCGGCGGCAAGTTCCAGATCATAAAAGCCCGCATCATCGTTGGTGACATGCACCATGTCGTTGGCGCCGCCCGATGTGGTGGGAGCAGTGTCCAGAATAAGTGTCGGGACTCCCGCCGTGTCCACCATAAAAGTCAGTTTTTCACTGGTGACAGTAAGAGCAACCTCCGGGGTGATTCCATCAGTTTTGTCGAGAAATGGGCCCACCGTGATTCGGGTCGCTGTGTTGGTTCGCAAATATCTCATGTTACCCTCTGCCTGTACTGATTCATCACAACCGGGATAGATAGACCTCCCGCCGCTGGCGTATAGGTGGCGTAGACGGACAAAATTGCGGTATAGTTTGTTGATGAAGGAGCTGTGTTTGGAGGGAAAAGTGTATAATCTATTGACGCATACTTACAACTTCCATTAGGAGCAGAATTGTAAAAAATATAGACGGTACTGTCTTGAGTGGCAAATGCTAACCAATAAGCAGTTAAGGCCGCTAATGTTGCACTAACATTGGTAGAGGAAGTCCACTCCGAATCTTGCGTCGGTTTTGAGGTTGATGTTCGGGTAACCAGTATTGCTCCAGGGTAAGAATTGGCTATTAAATTTGTGGGGGTAGCATCATAAATAGCCATTTTTACATAACTATTACCCATCACATCAAAAGCAGCACATTGAATTTTAGATACCACTCCCCCAGATGCGTCTGTGGTGCTTTTCGCAGCAGCCATAAAATAACCATTCCAAGCTGCAACCGAATCACCAGCGCTTGTGTATCCAATTGTCGGGTCAATCGTTATTGGATAAATTGCCCTATCTAAAAAATCTTGTGATATTTCAATATTTAAAATTCCCGCATTTTTGTCTATATTCAATATGCCCCAGATTCCTGTCCCTGTCAAATCAATTATTTTTGGCCGATAAATCATTCCAACTTGGCCGCATTTATATTCTTTGCCCCCAACATAGTTTATTTTGTTTTCAGAAGCATAAACAGCATAGGCCCCACACACATTTTCGGGTCTATGATTTAATGAATTTCCATCTATATCGAAAGCATCCATTTCTGTAACAGAGACAATTCTGCCGTCCCAATCCCCTACTTTAACTTCTTCTGTAAGTGGAGGTTGATAAAAGAAATCCAATCCTTTTGTATTCAAAGTAAATTCAATCTTATTGTTTACTGGTTTTTCTTTGAGAATTATTTCAAACTCATAGCTACCCTCGCCCTCGGCAAAGTCATAAAGACACGCCTCAATCGTCTTGCCTTGCCAATGAATTTTGTCCCCCACTTTCGAGACTTTAGGAACAATCTCCTCGTGAACAAGGCGAATGCTAAAATTGACCTCATTATCCCATCGCATTATTTTGATTTGTGGGAAGAAGTCTGGTTGTTTACTATCGCCTACCTCTAACTCTATCCGGTTGTGTGGATCATCCTTTGGGGTAGCGAAATATGTATTGTGAGATTTGGTGTAATTCATATTAATTCACCGTGGTGGTGATGGCGATCAGTTGTATCCTTAGGCCATCCTTACCGGGGCGGGGCCAATGGGTCCAGGATTGCCACCCGCCCCGGCTGTATAACCGGCCCGCCGCGGGCCGATTACTTTACTTTACGATCCCTCCGCGATGACCACGTAGGATCCCTTTTCCGGGACTGGCGCTTCCGTCGCGTTGAATGCCTCGGCATAGTACTGATCGGCTGCGATTAGCTTACCGTCCTCATCATAGGTCGGGTAAGGTCCATTGAACTGCATCGGCTGGAAGACCCGGTGCATCACCAGTTGTTGGTTGACCACTTCGATGAAGGTATCCGGGAACTCCGTGCTCCAGAAAACCGGCAACCCGTTCACCGAGCCGATGAACCCATTGCCCATCAATTCATCAACACCAGGGCGCTGGCCCGCCCGCGTGAAGCCCTTCCAATGGCCCAATCGTTCGGCGTTGGTCATGCTGCACACGATCCCGGTCGGGGCGTAATAACGATTGCCCACCTTGACCTTTGCCAGGCCGATCAGGCGCACCAGTTCGTCGTAGTCATCGTCGGTGGTGCCTTCCGTCCAGGTTCCGGCGCTGTTATTGGCCACCGAGAGCACCGCGCTGATGCTCGCATAAAGCATCCCCTGGTCGATCTTGCGATTCAATTGCTTGGCCAGGTTGGCCAGCGTGCGCGCCGTGGCATCGTAACCGAGTTGAGCCCGGCTGAAGACCACCGCCTCGCGGCTGATCTGGTCGGCCAATCGATCGGCAGCCGCCTCGATCGTCTTGTAGGCTAGGGTCAGTTTGCCGCGCTCGATGGCTACCATTTCGCCCTTGCGCACCGCCGTGTAGGTATAGGCAGTGATATGGATGTCCTGGCTGCCACTGATCGAGCCGCCTGTCAGCGCCATGAACTTGCCGTTAGCATGATCGATCACGTAATCCGTGCCCTCGGTGTAGGTTACGGTCTGGGCATGGTTCTTGGCCACCAGCGTGCCGGGGGTGATGCGCTTGTAATCCAGGTCCACCCAGGTATCCAGGAGCGCCACCACCGCTTCAGCCGCGGCTGCAACCGTATAGCCCGTCTCGCCGCTGAAGGTCTCGTAATAGAGACGTTCCGGCGAGTTGGTCATCACACCCACGTCGAAGATATTGGCCGCCACCAGGTTCGGGAAGGCCTCCTCGATGATTGCCCGGCTCACCGAATAGGGCAGGCTCAGGTCACTCACCTGCTCCGCTTCCTCCAGCATCCGGCTTTCAGCCATCAACTTGGGCTTATGCAGCGCGTCGAAGCGTTCCAGCAGTTGCTGCGTGAACAGCTCTGCCCGGGTCTTGGCTTCCTTCAGGTTGCGCCGCGGGTGCATCTCCACCTTGCGGATGCTCTCAGTCAGTTCGAAAGCGCCGCGGGCGTATTCCGGCGTCCCGGTCTCATTCTCCAGCACCGACTGGATGCCCTGGATCTTCCCGGTGAAGCCCATCTTCTTCAGGGCATCCGCGCTGAATAGGACATCGTATTCCTTGCGCTTGGCTTCCACCAGGCTCTTCACCGCCGCCTCATCCTGCGGATTGGCCGCCTTGACCGATTCGATGAAGTTCGCATTGAATTTGCCATACGGCAAGTCCTTGGTCGCCTCGGTGATCAATTTCTCGACCGCCGTTTTGCGCTTCTGCTCAGTCAACTCATTCTTGGCCGACATGGCCTCTTCCAACGCCTTGCCGATATCCGCGTTGGCATCCAGGCCCAGCTTCCCGCGCAGGGTCTCTTCCAGTTTCTTTAACTGGGTCTCGCCCATGGTTTTCACCTGGGCCTCGGTAATCCCGGCAAATGCTTCGGGATGTTCTTTCAGGAGTTTCAACAGCTCGTCAAGGTCCATTTCTTCCTCCGATTGTTTTTGAATAGATTCGAGAACTGCCTGCGCTTGCTCGAAGGAAGGCTCCAGCACCAGGTCGAACCCGGTAATGTGGCATTCCGTCACTTCTTCAATGCGTTGCTCGTCCTCTTTGATGGATTTGGTCTCGCCATACCCGCGCAGGCTCACGCCTGGCATCACGCCGCCCTCCATCAGCGCCTGGATGTCCTTACCTCTGCTGGTGCCCAGGATATTTCCGCCCAGGCCCACGGATCGGCCGTCGAATGAGATCTCATCCCATGCCACGACTGTCTCCAGCAAATTCGGACGCCGCGCTGCTTTGTCGGACGGATGTTCCGCCTCGCCCAGCAGGATGGCTCGCCCCTGTCCCAGCGATTCATGTAGATGGCCGCGCGCTTCCTCGACCGCTGCCCGCACCACCGGGACCGGATATCGTCTACCGTTGCCGTTTACCATCCCGGCCACGATGACGTCATTCGCTTTGATATGTTTCTTCCCGCCCTCTGCCGTCTCCTCCAATATGATCTTCACCCCTTCATTCCTCTCCTCCAATCGCTTCCCCTTCCGCTTCTCTCTCCCCCTAATTGTGCTCTCCAATTGGGGGGATGTACCCGCAGGGGACAGGGGGGCCGGGCTCTGCGGCTGGTCTACCAATTCCACCACCTCACTTCCCTTCACCAATTCCTCGAGCGGTTTCCCGCGCTGGATTTTCTTCGTCATGGCTTCCTCCTTCTTGGCTGGCTCGAATTCCAGCGCCTTATAATCATGGTCCTTCAACCACTTTCTCGCCTCGGCTGCCGTGAACTTCTTGGCATCGAAGCGGATTGCTTGCACCGTCAAGGTCGTCTCGCCCTTCAACCGACCGAAGATCGCATCGATCCCTGCCCCGAATTTATCATTCACCCGCCGGAAACTGTCGCTCTCGAAATCTCCCGGCTCTTTGATCCTTGCTGAATGTTCATTTGAATAAGGCATGACTCACCTTCTTTTTCAACTCATTATTCCAATTTCTGCATTCTGCATGCTAAACATGCTCGCCTCGATCACTACCGCCTCGCTTGTTTCCGTCTTCCCGCTCCCGGCCCCGTTGGCGATCATCTCAACCCCCCCGCTGATCGTGTCCACCTGGTCGGCGTCCTTCGCATGCGGGAAGACCATCATCTCCTGGATGCAAGCCTTGTTCCAGTTCCCTCGCACCAGCCAGAATAATCCTTGCGTCGCTCGCAGTTGAACCGCCCGCGCCCGGTAGACCTTGTCCCCGTTCGGTTTGATCGCCCCGATCGCCACCCGTGCCAGGCGTTTATCCCGCATCAGATTCGTAATCACCACATTCTGGAACGCCACATCCTCGATTCCCCAGATCGTGCCTCGCTCCATGTCGCTCAGCATTGCCTGAACCAGCAAGTCCAGGAAGTCGCCCAACTTGCGCACCCGCAGCATGTCCCGTCCATATAGGTTTCCCTTATCGTCTATCGCCACCCGGCAGGCTGCGTTGAAGTTGCTCAGTTTCGTCTTCCCCAGCGCCAGGTCCACGTAGCAATACCACTGCAAGCCCTCCGGCGCTCGCTCGGCGATCTGGATGTCATCCTGGCTGAACAGTTCGCCCCTCGGCGGCATCGGTAATTGCTGCCCCTGGCTGACAAATTCTTCCTCGCCGATGTTCGTTTTGATATTCAGCATCGCCGCCCGGCTGAACCGTTCCGGCCATAGCGCCTCGCCGGGCTTCCTCCCCAGCGGATCTTCGAATGGGATGTAGATCCCGTGCAGCAGGTTGTTCCGGAACTCCTCTTGCGTCTTCGGGTAATCCTCTGCCTCCAACGCCAGCGCCGGTAGGAAAAGCATTTCCCACTGGTCGCCTTCCCCGTTCACCATCTCTTGCAACAGTTCGCCCGCCAGGTCTTCCGGGTTCCAACGGTTATGGATCACTACGATTGCACCGCCCGGTTCCAGCCGGGTATAGGCCGAGCCTTTGTACCAGCGGCTCACACTCCGCCGGTAGGTCTCACTGTCCGCCTCATCCCGCTTTTTATAGGGGTCGTCTATGACCAGCAAATTTGCGCCCTTTCCGACGATTCCACCCCCGATCCCGGCCGCCGCCACTCCTCCCCGGTGCGGCTCTGCAACGCTCCAGTTCGCTCGCTTTCGGCTGTCTGCATTGACCTGTACCGGGCTGGGCCCCGCCGTGGATCCACCTTCTTCATCGTCTATCGTCGCCAGGTTATTCCCCTGACCAAACAAGGCCGCAAACTCATCGCTCTCCACATAATTTCGCACCTTCCGGCTGTCGTCTTCCGCCAGATCTGCTCCATAACTGGTCAGAATCACCCGACTTTCCGGCCTCTTCCCCAGCAAATACGACGGGAACAGGCGGCTGACCTGCTCGGATTTCCCATGTCTGAACGGTTCCGAGATGATCAATCGTCCGATTCCCTCTTGGCCCCCGGTCTCGATATAGCGCAGCACCAGCATCAGCTTTTCCCCCACCAACCGGTGGTGCTTGCCGGGTTTGTACCAGGGCGCCACATATTGGGAATACGCGATGAAATCCTGCCGCGCCGTTTGGCGCCGCACCAGTTCATCCAGCGCATCCAGGGGATTACTCGTCCTCGACGGGCTCATCCGCTGCCTCCTCCTGCTCGGCTCGCAAGCGTGCCAGCATTTCCTTCGCCTTCTCGCCCGAAAGATTGAGCAGGTCCGCATCCGTCATCTTCAAAAGGCTGTGTGCTGCCGAATCCTGCATGGTCACACTCAGGCGGCTGGGCAAGTCGTTTGTCATCTCCAGATACATCCGCGCATAAGGTCCGCTCTTATAATCATGCCTGCTGGCTACGTCCTTCACTGCGGCGAACACATCCGCCCGCGCCTCCAATAGCTCATCCGCTTGTAAGTCGGCGATCATCTGATCAATGGCCGGGTTCTTTTTTCGCCAGGTGGCAATTTGGCGGTCGCTCGTTAGCCCCAACACCTCCGTCGCCAGCTTTTCCTGTGTATCCGGCCAACGCAGTGACTTCGGCATGGATGCCCAGGCGACGAATGCCGCCATCCGCCATGGGAAACCTGCATTGATAAGACGATGATAACAATCCGCCCATGTCGGCACCCCATCTTTTCCCCCTAAACCGTGTTCTTCGGTTTGGGGGGATGTCCCCGTAGGGGACAGGGAGGCCTTCGCCTCCAGCGCCATCCGCGCCGCCATGCTCCGCTCCCGCACCTCCTGAGCAGATAAGGCTTTCCCGCCGCTCAGTTCCTCACGTTCCTGGATCTGCTCCGCGAATTGCTCCAGTTCTAATTGCGTTACTTTCCGAAGTCTGCTCACACTATTACCATGTATGTTCTATTCTTCCAGGAGATCGCCGCCCATTCGTTAACTGCCACCTCCGCCCATACGCCCATCGCTCCCAAATCCCAGACCTGTAGCGTTGTCACCTTATTGCCACTCCATAGCCAGCGGATCGTGCGTGCATCCATTCCCGGCGCGCTCCGCACCCGCAAGTTGAACGCAGTCACCCGGTATTGCACATTTCCCCCTATCTGCGGAGTAGATGGGGGGCTGTCGCCGCCAGGCGATAGGGGGGTTCCCCATACATAATCGCTGATCGCCGCCATTCGCTCCTTCCCGCCCGGATGTAAATATAGAAAATCCAGCGCCCAGAAACTCACCCCTGGGCATCCAAGCTCCTTCGCCACCCGCAGGAACGTAGTCTCCTCTTCCGGTTTCGGATTGGCATATCCATCCCCGATATAGGCCCGTCCGGTCGGAAGGATCGGGATTTGCTTCAACGCCAGCAGGTCCCGCACACTCGTCCGTGTTTCCGCCTCTGGGCCGTAGGACGGCCGCCAGAATGACGGTGGATTCCAATAAACCTGTGGCATGTGGAGTTCCGTCCCGGCCAGGAACTCTGCCCATGGATACTCCGGGTGCAGCTTCGGGAACCGCCATCCCGCCAGCCCCACCGGCGCCCCGATCCCTTCAAGCGCTCCCATGAATCGCTTCGCCCGCTTGTGCTGATCAGCGACTTGGTATTCCCGCTCGGCGTCGATCACGTATCCATCCATTCCCTGTGTCTGCACTTGCCGTTTGGCAAACTCCGCCTCCGCTTCCGGGGTCGCGCCATTGCGCAGAACATTGCCCGCCTTGTCTATCTGCACCCCGCCGTAGATATAGTGCCAGGCCCACACCGAGATCCCCACCGACCGGAACGCCCCTACCGCCGCCTGCATATCCGGATAGGACCGGCTATGTTCGCCGGTTGCATCCCCGATCTTCAACATGACCCAGGTCAATCCCATCAATGCGCAGGCGTCCGCCGCCGTTTGCGGCGGGTTCTTCCCGCCCGCCAGTGGCCCGCAAAATCCGCCGCGCCAGATATAGATGCCCTTACCGTTGATCATAGTGTCCCTTTTCAATTCGGATCTGCTTTCCTCTATGAGGGATGTAAATCTGCCCGGCCAACTTCATCGTCACGTAATCCATTCCGAGATGGAGCAAAAGATTTTTAGGGGGATGATTTTTAGAGAATTGTTTCCGTCGTCTCCGTCGTTTTTCACATTCTCTGACATTATTCCTCCGATTTTCCTTTCGACATTCATCACATAATTCACGTTTTCCTCCGGGTTCGCTGATCGGTAAAAGACCTCCGCATCCTTTACAAGGTCGCTCTTCATCAACGTCTTCATCAAGGAAGATTGTTTTCATGGCATGCCCTTATATAGATTAATCGCTCGTGTCACTACGTCGCCGATCACAACCACGACAACAATCCCCATAACCCATTTGACCAGCCGCTGGTTCATTTCCAATAATCTTATACGTTCAACCATTCCAGGTTCATCTGGCTTATCTGCACTTCCAATTAATATTTTCGATAGTGCCACGACGTCCTGGCGCAATGCCTGGACCTCTTTCAGCACTTGGATATTACTAACTCCTGGCATAGTTCGTCTCGTTTATTATTTCGTCATTGCGTGCAAGCCCATCGCCCCGGCGCCCAGCACGACCAGTCCAGAGACATAGATGAACCATGGATCGATCGCTGCCCACGCGGTCGCCGGAACGTAGAGTTGCAAGGCATGAACCGCCGATCCCAGGATGACCACACCGGCAATGAACAGCATTTTCTTCCAGGTGGAAGATTGCGCCTGATACCAGGCCCAGTGTTCGACCAGCCAGGACATCACCAGGATGAGGCCTCCTGATCCGATCAGCCATGCAAATAATTCGCTTGTCGTAATTCCGTTCATGATATTTTCTCCTTTTCGTTTTTCTCCCCCTAAATCGTGCATTTCGATTTGGGGGGATGCCGCTTCAGCGGCAAGGGGGCCCAGGGGGGCTAAAAAACAAAAACGCCCGTCACCATAGGGTGACGGGCGTGTCAGCTTCGTCATGTTTGGCCCTCACTTCAAGGCCCAGATTGTCCCTCCCCATAGGGCCCGGCCCGGTAAGACCAGGCCCAAGACGGGGGGTTGGGGCATCATCACGACGGATGATGCATACATATATTACACCAATTATCTCTTATTGTCAAACGAATAATTGCTTACCTCATCATCTCAATCCATGATCTCTCCTGCCAGCCGCCGACGTTCGTCATCGCTCAATGGCCTGCCCAGGCTCCGTTCCAGCACTCCCACCAGCACTCGTAGGTTTGCATCCCATACCTCCACATGCCCACAGTGCGTACATCGCACCGGCGTGCGGTGGATCATTCGCATTACCGCCAGCACCAGCGGCGTTTCGCCTTGTCCGCTTCCGGCTACTGCCTGGCTATAAAGGTGCAAATCCCCATCCCTCACCTGCCCGATGGCCCATCCGCATCCCGGACAACTCCAACTCGTCGTTTGTGTCATATCGAACTCCTTTTCATAGGACAATCACACACCGATTCAATGCCCAACCCGCCGCCACCAATCGGATCTCGCTTCCACCCAATTCCAGGCTTTCCGGCATATTTGCCGGCCACTCCCGCATCACCGCCTGGGCAGGCCAACGGTCCACGCCCGCCCATAACGTCATGGCCGCATTGATCACCACCTCCCCCACCCGATCCCCATTGATCAGTCGCGTGACCACCATCACGCCTCGTTCCGCCCCCTTGACCAGTTCATATCGGCAGGGCCACCAAATCATCAGATGATGCCGCACCGTTATCTCGCCCTCGCGCCAGGAAAATTTCTGCTCCAATCCCCTGCATTGGCCCGGGACCTGCTCCAGCCAATAGCCCTGGTCCACCTCCGCCCCCACCCTCACGATGTGCAGATTCCGCATCCCGCTCATGCTGATGCTGCTGCGTAAGACGATCTCATCATCATTCATTCTTCGCTCCATTCCTGGTCATCCAGCAGCCGACCAGTCTGCTTCCTCCCAAACCGGAACATCATCTCCTCACCAACCATCGTCATCGAATAATTTTCCAATCCCCCTATCTGCGCACTTTGCAGATGGGGGGATATCGCCGAAGGCGACAGGGGGGCCGGGCCCCACTCTCCCCATTGCTTGAACCAGAACTTCACCCCTTGATCCTGGCACCAATCCCGGTCCGCCCGCGCCCATGCCGGGGACATGGGCCGCGCCCTCGGGCCGCTTTCTCCACCCACCACCATCCACTTCAAGAACGACCATCCATGCCAGTCAATCATTTCCAATTGTGGCTCGCAGCTCACCCAGGTCTTCCATCCCAACAAATGGATCTGCATCATCGAGATCCGGCGATCATTGGCACTTTGCTGCGTCCCGGCCGTCGTCCCCAACCATACATTCCATGGGGGTACAAGACTGCTTACGCCGGGAAGAATTTCCAACATCCTCTCCGGACGTTTCGTCAAAACAAAGAACGTATGCCAATTCGCCTCAACCATCATATTGAAGGTCTTCTGGATAAACCAAGTCGGCACCTCCGGGTGGAACAAATCTCCCATCAAATTGACCGCAATCCTGCGTGATTGCTTCAAGTGCAGCGGATCTTCCATCCGCCATTCCAGCAAATTCACCTGTCCCATCCATCTCCCTTGTTCATCCACCAATCCCTCATAACCCCTTTTCCCCATCCCTTGCAGCCGCCTCGCCATCGCCAGCGCCCAACAGTTGATACATTCTGGCCTCACCTTGGTGCACCCTGGCACTACATTCCACGAATAATTCCACCAATTACCGTTGCTCATTCATACCTCCATCTCATCTCCATGATCAATCCCAATCATCATCAGACTCTGGCGTTCCATGGCGGGGGGATGGTGGATGCCACCGATTATGAAAGGGGCACAAGATATCATTTCTGCAACGCAAATTGGAAGCGTACCCGCCCGCTTCGGTCGGCTGCAGCGGGAGTTCGGCGGCTTCTAGGGCTTCGATGCACTCTCTGATTTGCAACTTCACTATTGGAAGCAATGGATGAATTTTGAGAGTAGGCATAATAGTGACCATGTTTTCTAGATTGATTTCAACACAATGAGCCATTTCTAGAGCATCAGACATTTTTTCCTTCTTTCTCGGTAGTAAGGTAGCCGCCGAACGGTTTGGATCAGGCGCAAGGGCCGGAGTTTTTAGGATTATCTTCTAGTTTTTCCAACTCTGGTCCTTGTCGCCTGGAGCCGGTGTTGGCCAAATTTTTCTTCGGGGGATACCCATCGTCCATCTGGGGTGCGCCAGGCGCCGGTGAGCACACGCCGGATAGGCTCGTCCGGGATCTCGTCGGCCGGGTGATCATGCTTGTGGACCACCCGCCTGCGGCAGGTTGGACAATAAGGCAATTCTTCGGGCAGACCGCAGCGCAGGCGAGTCTGATGCCGTTTCGGCTCATATCCGTCAATGATCGCTTTGACCAAGTTGCCAGCCAGCTTCCCACTGGGAGTGAAAATCTTGAACTCGCGGGCTGCCATGCGAAAAGACGTCCTGCGAGCCACCGGGGCAAGTTTTCGAGCCAGACGACGTGTAGGTCGAGTTTGCACTTTGCGAAGCTCCTAGGCCCGTCACAATCCCGTGACATTGGCATGATTGGGGTTGTTCCGACTCCAAAAATTAAGTACATTAGTAGGAGTAGTTGTTCCCATATTCATTTCTGCCTTCATTCTCTCTAATTCGGATATTATTTGTCTAGTGAACGTTGGTGAAGATGAGTGAAGATTGACACCAGCGCAACGTTCACTTTCTTCGCATAGTTGAAATAATTTTTGCTAACAACAACATATTTACAGGATAGGTACATTCACTATCTTCACTTTTCCTGTTTTGGAGCCTTTTTTGCCCTTTTTTGAGCCAAAAAGAGCTCGAAAATGCCATTTTTTGAACCCGATAAATCGGACAATCCTTGTCCGAGTGAGGGAGTGAAGATAAATCACCCCCTACGGGGGGAAAAAAATAATTTTTTTCAGTAGTTTGGAGGGCTTTTATCCTCACTCCTTCACCATTAGGGTTCATGCCTCTCCTTTTTCGCCTTCTATACCGGTTTGATGCCATTCTTCCCGATCTTTTTTATATGGATCACCCATCGGCAGCCCCGCATTCGGGCGTTTGGCGGCCTGGCAGCCGTATTCCAGCCATTCCACCCCCCACCGCTTGCATAATGCCTCGATCCGCCCCTGGTCCCGCTCCATATCGATATACATCGTCCCTTTATAGTCCGGCACGCCACTGGTCGCCCGCCAGGTGCGCAGTTGCAAGTACTTCGTCATCGTCTTGGAGATGCCCCGGCTCGTCATCTTCCCGCCCGATTTCTTCCTGCGCCATTTCCCCTCACTGGCGCCCTCCTCGCCGCCTTCCTCCTCGCTCGTATCCCCCATCTTCAGGTTCATTTCGTCCGTGATCGCATTCGTGGCCGCCGCCACGTCCTTCAGGTAGATCCGACTCTCATCTCCCGGATGCGAGCTGGCTGCCCCCCAGGCCCATGCCCGCATGATCCCCTCCAATACCCTGGCCGTCTGGGTCTGGTAGCGTTCCGACTTCGTACGCTCGTTATATTCCCGCATGAACGCCTTGATCTCCTCCCGTACCTGTTCGTCCGTGATGATGCCCATCAACGGCCCCGTCACCTGGCTCAGTCTCGGCTCCAGGCTGTAATCCGTCTGTTTTTCATCAATGGCGATCAGTTCCTGGGCGTGATAGAGCCGGTAGGTGGTCCATAGGTTGCGGATCTCGCGTGTAGTCACCTCGTAATTCGTCGGCAGATGGCGTGGGATGCGCGGGTCCACCGCAATCGGCACCATCTCCATCGTCATGCAGCGGCTCTCGATTGCTCGGTCATCGAAAGCCTTCCGGGTGGCGATCACCTTCGGCCCGAACACGTTATACATCTCGATTTCCATATTGCCATTCGGATCCTTCCTCATTTTCGAGATCCCTTCATCCCGTTCGGTTCCCCCGTTCAGGATCTTGGATATGATGCTTGCCTCGTCCGACTCCCCGAAGTCGGCCTCGTTTAGGATCAGCGTCCCCCGATATACATCCAGGTAATGATAGATCGAAGCCGCGCTCGATCCGCCGGTCACATATACCGGCCGGTAGCAAAGCAGCCCGATCGCTTTCAGGAAGCGCGTCTTGCCCGTCCCGTAATCCCCCAACGCCCGCAGGTAACTCGCCTCCATGAATGCATCCGCAAAATAAGTGTAAGGAACGAAATGCGGCGCCAGTTCCTTGAAAAAATCGTCGCTCCCGAAGTCGAAAAATTTCATCACGTGCGCCCGCGTGATGGCCAGGAGTTCCTTTTCAGGCAGCGGCCGGTCATAGATCTGGCTCGGGAATCGCACCCCGTGCTTGGTCATGATCGAGTTCGGCCACGTCGGCATGTAGACCGTCCCGTTGATCTCGACCCTCTCGACGTATGGCTCCACTCTCCCATCCGGGTAGCGCACGGCAAACCAGGTCTGTATCTTCACCGGGTCGAACACCAGCTCGAGCAGGGTTCCGCCGATCCAACCCCCGGCCACCCGTTGTGGTTCACCATCGCCCCGCTCTGTCTTTTTCTTGCTTTTTGGCCGCGCCATGCCTCGCATGCTGGTGATTCCCATCCCCAGCGCCTTGGACAACCGTTTCTCGTAATAACCGTAATCCGCCTCGCTCATCGTCCTGGCCAGGCTCAGCACCCCTTTCATCGCCTCATCCTGATCCACTCCTTGCAAGCCCGCCGCCTCCCTGGCCAGCGTCAGGATCAAGGGTTGCGCCAACGCCAGCCGCGCCCGCACCTGTTCGGCTTGGGATTCCCTCCCCACGTTCGACGCCTTCATGGATTGCAACAATGCGTTCGCGTCTTTAGACATCCGCCGCAGCCTCCATATTTCCTTCTTTAATTTCCACATCCGCGATCTTTTCCCCGATCTCTTCCTTTATCGACAGATTGAGCAAATCCTCATCCGTCATTTTTAGCAGTCTTCTGGTTTCCCCATCCGACGTGCTGATGCTCGACCGGCTGACCTGATCTCCCTCTACCGGGTCTTTTTCCTGAGATTCTTCAAAAAGCTCGCCCCGCACTTCGGCCTGTCCTTCCAGGACTTCGGCCTCATCTTCCTCCCAACGTACCAACCGCGCCATCGGCCCAAAGATCTGACCCACACTCACCCTGGCCGCCCTCCCGTATTGGTCCGCATCCAGAGCAATGTATTTGTGCTTAACCTCTTTCAATACCTCGGCCAGGCCCTGGTCGGCTGCCAGGCCGCATAATGCCAGGGCCGCAAAGCCCAGTTCGCCCAAGGCGATGGCATCCGCCTGTCCCTCCACGATCACCACGCTCTCGGCCCGCCGGTTGAATAGCCAGTTGAAATAACGTTGTCGCTCACCGCTCAGCACCATGGGTGGGTTCCAGGATTTGTGCGCCTTATCCGGATCTCCGATCAATCGTTTCTTTTCCCAGGCCAGCCCTCGTCCCGTGAAGTACCGCACTTTGCCTTGAGTTATGTGCGCATACACCAGCCGCGGGAAGTCCACCATCCCCCAGATCCGCCCCCGCTCCAACCAATTTTCCTGCGCCTCCACCTGGTGTTTCTGGCACCAGGCCTTCGCCCCTTTCCGCAGTCCGCACAGCGCCACCGCTTCCGGGGCCTCCGGGTCTATGTCGTACATCCCGAATGTTTTCCGGAGATCTTCCGCCGCCTCCGGCGTCCCTCCGCTGAATCCCAGCCCCGCCCCCCGGATGACAATCGACCGCTCACGCTCACCCTCCGGAATGCTCCGGGCCTTTTCAAGTGTCTCCTCCCGCCACGTCCACGTGGTCGCCGGGTCCAGCACCTGCGCCGCCGTCGCCTGGGAACAGATCGTCTCGTCGTCGAACGCCCGCCCCTCGGCAGCCCGCCGGCAGTAATCCAGGGCAGCAGCAGTTCCCCGCAGCCTTTCCATGAACCAGGCGTGCGCCACGCTGTAGACCTCATGCCGCCTCTTGTCCGCCCGGATCTGTTCTTCGCTTTTCTCGCCCAGGTTCCGGGGCATTTGCACCCCCAGCCGGTCCGCCAGCCACTGGCATGCCGCCCAGAAGTCCGCCATCCCCCCGTACCTCGTCAGCCAGTCGAACACATCCCCCGTCTCGAACTGATGCCCGCCTGTGCCCGGCTTTGCAAACCAGGTATATTGCTGCCAGTTCGCATCCACCTGTAAGCTGTCGGGTTTATGGCAAGTCCACCACTTCCCTCGCTTCGTGAACCGGTATTCTGGCGTCACCATCTGGATCACCTCCACCAGGTCGGCTTTGTCCTTCAACTCATCCACGAATTTCCTGAATTGCTGATCATCCATGCTCATACCGGTTTCTCCAAAATTTTCTAGTAATTTTTATGCTATTTGAGCCGTGAAGCCCTCCCCCCCTTGCTACATCGTTGACTCTCGCCAACCTTGCCGGGGGGGGATGCATCTCGCGTCTTATGCGACATCAATCTGGTGCGATAACCTGCCTGCCAACCGCCTGATCTGGCTCCTGGCAGACTACTAATGTCGCATAATGTGTGTTCTGCGACATCCCCGAAACGTTTTCTGGTAGGGCCATGCCCATGCCCGCCTGCGCCGGTAAAAGAGTGAAGTTTGGGTTTATCTCTACTACTGACAATTCCTGACTGCAAACTCCAACACTCTGACCATTGCAGACGTCGCCTCGTACCATCAACTCGGTGACCAGGCCAAGGCCTGCCCGCCAGACAGATCGGTGCATGGATGGCATTTCGATGTAGGCTGTTCGAAATATGATATCCATTTGCTCTCTAAAATAATGTCGTCTTGATATTGGGCGAAAGCCAGAGACATTCCACTCGGCGCCTGCCATTCTGAGCCGTGCTCGATTTGCAAATCTTTATCCAATCTGAATAAAACTCATCATAAAGGCTTGATGAATAACCACTCAAAATAATTGTCCCGCTCAACTGATGCAGTGTTTCAGCCAATTCAACATGGTCCTGTTCGCTCATCTCATGGACATATCTAACACTGCCATTCTTGATACGAGTGCTCATCAAATATGGCGGGTCCAGATAGAACAAGGTATCTATTCGATCATAAATCTTCAAAACTTGAAGTGCTGGACGATGCTCGATCACGACATTTTGAAGGCGGGAGGTGAACTCTTGAATCATGTCCGGATATCGTGACCATTCCTGAGCTCCAGTGACAGAGTCCTGATGATTTTTCAATCCTCGAAAACCAGCATTTCGCCTTTGAACACTATCCGAGCCAATACCTACGAAGGATCTGAAAATCATTCGGCGTGCACATTCAATGGGATCATCACTTTCATCATAGGCTCTTTTGTATTCTTCATAAGAATATGGAGTCAACCGAAGTAGCCTTTCAAGTTCTTTCGCTTGGGACGGATCCCTCAGGACATGGAAAACATTCACCACATCACCATCCAAATCGTTGTAGATCTCACTCTTAGAGCGGGTTTTTCGCATGAGGACACTTCCGGCGCCCCCATAAGGCTCACAATATAGTCCATGCTGCGGGAAATGAGAAATAATCCATTTCGCCATCTTGTATTTCCCACCGGGATATCGCAGCACTGGACGGGTTATCATGCTCTTTTCCTCATCTCTTTGGTTCTGAATTCAAGATTTTATCGATCTGAACCTCGATGATCCCTGCCGCAACCTGATAACCCAAGTCGGTCATGTGAATGTGGTCATCAGCCCAAAGGTCTGGATAAACCTCATAGGAATTATAGAGTCCTATCATTGGGTTAGCGGCAAGGTCGGCCACTCCGTCTGCGAAGTTCGGCCAAGAAGCTCTAACCATGTCAGAGTAGGTTGCATAAGAAATTCCCCCGCCGTTTGCCGGTAATGTGCATACGATAACCTTGAACCCGATCTCTCTCGCCCTACTCGCCAAAGCTTGCAAGTTAGACAGTACGCCTTGAATATTAGCTCCCTGGTCTGCAAAAATATCATTGATGCCTCCCCACAAAACTATAATGTTCATCCCTGATCGAGGAGCAAAAATCGGGTTGATGTATGCGTCAGCTGCATTGTATAAATCGGTAAGGGTATTTCCGCCAAGTCCGATTGTGGTTTGTGTAATCGCTACTCCACCATAAGTTTTGGCTGCTATCCAGTGTGAGTAGGGATAATTTCCGCCCGTCCCATAAGTCATCGAATCGCCATAATAAATTATCGTGGGCATGGCAGGGGAGGAACTATATATGATTGGTAAATATATAGAATATGATTCGGGTTGTGAGCCTGAAGCATTTGAGGTAGAAAACATCAACAAGATCGCTGTGATCGTAAGAGCTATAAATAATTTGAAATGACTTGATGCACTCATTTTCACAGCTCCTCTACCGCCTCGTCGAAATCTTCCCGCCCAGGCTGGACATAGCGTTTCGTCGTCTCGATCCGGGAATGACCCAGCAGCGCCGACACTATCGCCAAGTCTTTCCCGTTGCGGATCAGCATCTTCGCAAATGTGTGGCGCAGAGCATGCGGCGTCAGATCCTCGATCTTCGCCTGATGTCCGACCTCGGCCACGATGCGCTGCACCTGGCGGGTGCTGAGATTGAATAACCGGCCAGGCTCCTCGCCGCGCACATCCAGCCACAAGCGCAGCGCCAGGCGCAGTTCCTTACCCGCCGAAGGCTCCCGATGTTTGCCGCCCTTCCCATTGCGGACGATGATCCGCCCGGAGCGATCTCCCAAAATGATCTCGTCCAGGCGCAGCGCCACGATCTCAGCCTCACGCAGGCCCGCATACAGCCCCAGCGCCAGCATGGCCCGGTTGCGCACCGCATCCGCTCGTTTAACCGCAGCAGCAGGCTGGTTCACCATGATCTCCATTTCACGCCGCAGACGGTTGAACTCCTGCGCAGTCAGCCAGCGTGTGGGCAGTTCATCCGGCTCGGCCGATGGGATATCCGCGAACGGGTCATAGGTCACGTATCCCGCTTCCAGCGCCCAAGTGCAGAACACGCGCAGCGCCGAGCGCTTCCGGTTCCAGGAAGCGGCGCGCATCGAGCCTTTCGACATGCGGGCAAAGGCGCGCAAGTCCGGCCCATTCAAGAGACCGGACGAAAAAGTCTCACCGTTCTCCTGCTCGAACCATTTGATGAAACCGCCGACATCCAGCCTATAAGCCTGGATGGTTTTCTCGCTGCGGTTCGTATCCCGCAACCAGTGCTCGAACCCGGGTTCCATTGATTCCATGCCAACCTCCACCAAAAGATGAATGAATAATTGCGAGTGGGACGGCTGCTATCCTCGGTCGCCCCACCGGGAGAAGTGAAAAATGTTATTGTTCTAATCCGAGCAGATGCAAGTGGATTGGTAATTGCCGGTCAACCAGAAGTCCCAAAATGACGAACGGCATCAAAACTATCAAACCAATGACCAGTAAAAAATACCAATAGCCCATGGCCACGCCCAACAATCCAAAAGTAATGATGTTCTTGATCTTCTTCATTTTTGCCTCCTATAGTCCCAGCGCCTTGATCAGGATCAGGATTAAAAGGAAAGCGGCAATCGAAAAGACATCCAGGGAATTCAACTTTTTTAACATGCTGCCTCCATTGATTTCAAATGGCGCTCTTTTGAATGGGCTTATTTTGGTTCAGCCAAATACCAACTTTCGCCAAAACCTCCAAGGCCATCGTCCGCCCAAACCCTGCCTTATGCGCGCCCCGCAATATCTTGATCTTGGTTTCCAGCTTCTCCGCCATCGCATCTAGGATCAACCGCTCTGGCTCCGGCAATGACAGGTAAGCCGCTTCTATTACATCGTTGGATAACATTCTCATCTCGATCATGTCTTTTTCTCCTAAGGCATATAACCACGATTGAGCAAGTACTTGATTGCCTGCTCGAAAGTTTCGGCTCTGTTTTTGAACATCGTCACGGTGTCGCCTGTCTTTTCGGTAATCCAGATGAACATGTCGCCCCCCATCTGACACATCCAGGCCGAACGCCCATTGTCGAGATTTCGCATCATCGTCGGAGAGATCGTCCCGCCGCCGTTGAAACAATTGACCGCATTCACGGCTTGCTGATCATGGCGATCCAGGGCGTGGACCAGGGCCGGATCCAGCACGTCGATGCTTGGGGCGGCGGCAAGAATCACCCAAACAATGATTCCCAACAGGCAGAGAAACAATAGAACTTTCATGTTGACCAATGTTCGTTCCATATTTGCCTCCAAAATTCTCTCCCGGCGGGACTCTTACCTGCTATCTCCAGCACTTTGAGCCTGCTGGCCTTCGCTGCATGCATGCGGCCTGGCGGTACTGGCTGCGTGACGAGAGAGAGTTTATGTGATGAGATATTACAGCTATCGCAATGACGTTTTAGCCTGGGTCGGGGCATGACGTAATTGCGACAGCTCTAATACATCATCATTCCTCCGAAACATTCTTTCCCAATAATCTTTCCAGTATCCGTCGTAGGCAGATCGCCCATACACACAGCAGATCTCCCAATGCGCCTACCCGATACAATTTATATTGGCTGTCTCCTACAAATTCCCAGGCGAGATGATCACCTGCCTGTATTTGCAATTCCTCATCTTCGATATGTGCTTGAAACCGTTTTATAGTCATTTGATTCCATCCGGGTTTCTGGCCTTCTTCAGGTATTCGTGCGCCTTGGCCAGCCATAGATCGAAGATCTCTTTCTGCTGTTCCAAGTACATCAACGACGCGGTCGCGTCCTCGATGGCGTCCGCGCTCTTATAGGGCAGCCGCCTGGACTGGGCTTTTTCGAGCTCGTTCAACCGCGCCTGGATGCGCATCAGCCAGGAATGCAACTTGGCGATGGCAAACCCGGCCAACATGGCCAGGAGGATGCCGATGACTAAGAACAACGTAGAAAGAGTGACCATATCAGCAATCCCAATAGGGCCAAAACACAGAAGGCCAGGAGAATGAGATATTTTTTCATGCTTTCACCTCGAAAAGTTCTGACAGAATCGCCTTTGCGTGCTATGCTTAAATCTGAAACCACGAGCCCAAAGAGTTTCACCAGGATTGCCAATTGCCCCTCCGACCAGGCCACCTTGTATCCGTCGTTCCGCCGATGTAAAACCAATCCCAGCCCCCGATAGACCTGGCCAGCCGTGCG